CCGTAGCACTGCTTTTCAAATTCGGTCATTTTTTGTTCCTTTTCAATTAACATGGACGCAGTATACATGAAACCAGGGGGTTTGGCAACTGTATACTTTAGTACTCCATCGGAGCAACTGAGAACCTTTGCGCTATATTGCCAGACCGGCTGGTTCCTGTATAATGGACCCTATTCGAAAGCAGACTGGGGTGGACGCTGGGGCTGCGTGTTGAAAACGGAAATACTATAGCAACCCAATGGAGAACTTTTGTACTATATTGCCAGGCCCTCGGCGATATGATACAATCCACACATATTAACACAGGAGTATTACATGGGAAAAATGTCAGACATTAGTATTCAATTAGAGGAATTCAGAGACCTTTTGTATTCAAGAGGCCTCGGCGACCCAATGGTCCAGTCGGAAATGAAAACTATTTCATTACTGGGGTTCCGGGATGAAGTAGAATGTATTATACATGAGTTTGAGACAGCAGTATTCAATGGGGATTTAGAGAACTTTTGAGTTACCATCGAGAATGCTTTGTAATGCTTTATCGTGCCCAAAGTCTAAGTCACAAAGGTGACACTATGGGCCCGACAGGTAATGCGTTGGTACTACAAAATTGCACTTTATTGCACTTTATGACACTTTCGCATTATTTCACACAGCACCTTAGTACTTTTTCAGTACACCAGGTCTTGGTGTAACACGGTAGTACTCATTAACAATTCAGGTAAAGTTGTCCACAGCTTATACACAGGTCCTGCGACATTGACAATATTATGCACATTTTATCCACAGAGTTATCCACAGCACTTTATCTTAATACTATAGTACTCCAGTGGTCTATATGAGAACTTTTCTCTTATATTGCCATTTTCTGGTTTTTTGATATAATGATATCTTACAAACAAACAACAATGAAAGTTTAGGAAATGAATACTTTTGACTTAGAAACACTTAATGATACTATTCTGGATGCAACGGAAAGTATTATTGCTGAAACTGAAAATGTAGAAGATGGTTTTACTGGCGATATGTTGGATGTAATACATTTTTCTGACATTAGAACTTCTGCGGAAGAATTGCAAACTTTAGTAGTAGAAAATGCGTCTATTGAGCAAATTGAGAACCAAAGTATTGATTTGTATCAAAATGTTAAGTATATCTTAGAACATTGCGAAAATGAAATCTTTAGTACTACTGACACAGAGGTTCTTAATTCTTTTGAGAACATTAGAACTTATGTTGACGCTTTGCGTTATGCGATTAATACTTTTGTATCAGAGCAGGCCGCTTGAGAACTAATGACGTATATTGCCATTCTCTGGAAAACCTGTATACTTGCTTTATTGATTGAAAAGGGCACCAAATGACAAAAAATGAAACTATAGCACTCATTATCGAGCATATTGTAATGCAAGGGTATTCAGATGCAGATAAATTTGTGAACTATATCACTACAATTCTCCCTATGATGAGTACTTCTGACTTACTGGCCGAATTGAATACTTTAGAACTGGAAATCTGAAAATGAATACTATTTTCTTCTCTAAGCGTCAGGAATTAAGAAAAGATTACTATGTAATACCTTTTTCTTGCTCTGACTTGAATCTTGTTAATACTGAGGTATTACATCGTGACAGGTCAGAAGCTGAACAAAAAGTATTAGATAATATTCAGGATCGTATTTCTTTGGCATTACTGGAAAACGGTTTTGAAATGGAATCTGTGAACTTTCGTAATATGGCAATTTCTGCAAAGAAAATTGAAACTTACATACTAAAGTACTCCAGTCAGGTAATGTAATACTAAGGTGTTAGGTTGCCAAGTCAGGTAAACTGTGGTATAATTGTTTTTTAAATGTGAGAGGTAAAGAAAAAATGAAACATGAACAAAAAGTACTAATTTTGCAAGATGTGCTCAAACGGTTGTCGGAACTTGATACTTTGGTGCAACAAACGATTCCACATGAATGCCTTAGTATTCATACCGAGATTGATTTTCTAATTGATGACATTAGCGAATTAATTGATTCTATTTGATAAAGGTTATAGAAATGAAAAACTCAGAACGTGATGAAATTTTGGCAATGGTCGATGAAATGTTGGACATGGACGGCCCGGTGATGATCGGTTCTTTGGAATTCTCAAAGTCCGAGATTCTGAAGCGTCTGGACCCCATTGCTTATCGTGAGGCTTGTCTTGATTATATTAATTGTCACATTGAAGACCTTCAGTATGATCTGGAACGCTCAGATGATGAGGAAGAAATCAATTGGATCCAAGAGCAAATCGATGATCTGGAGAATTTCTAAATGCATGAATTAATGCAATATTTCTCCCTGTACCAATCCGGTGTAGGTAGGAATTCGATGCTGCATCAGGTGCCCATGCGTCACCTGATTCAGGTAAGACTTTTGTTTGCAAAGTCAGGTATCAAGGTGAAGGTCCGTTTTCGTGGACCTCGAGCACACAATCGTGGACGTGGTGTCAACACCAGATCGTCCACCTGTTTGAAGAATGATGCCGTGACTTTTGCAGTTTATCGTGATTAATGGTTAGTAGGTACTTTTGAGGTAAAAAATGGGTAGCAAATTGTTTAAAATGGTTGTTGAGCAGCTTCAGGCTGATTTGGAAATCGGTGATGTAACGGCAATTCATGAATTGTTGCAAAAACTGGACAAGGATGACTTGTATTATTTCCTGTCCGAGGAAAGGCAGGAAATTGCAGGTACTTATGATGACTATGATGGTCAACCTGATGAAGCCCAGGAATGGCACGATTTTGATCCTGATTGTTGAGGTAACATTCAGGTGTTGGTTACTTAGTACTAACTTGTTTTTTGATTTATATTTTAAAGGTGGTTTTTTTATGAAAGATTTGAATTGGTTGTATATGCTGGATGTGCTGAAAGGTGATAAATTCACTAATATTGGTCTCCAACAAATGGCAGAATTGAATATCGGCGAGGTCACAGGTTCAAAACAATACCTGAAATTGACGGAACGCCTGTATACACCAACCATTATGGAAAAATTTGCGATGAAATAATACTTGACCACAGGGATGGAGTACTTTAGTAGTATATTGCCAAACCCTGTGGTTCCTGTATAATGGGTTTCATTGAGTTGATAAAGGATAGATTGTGAAAAAAATTCGTGTGATTGTAAATGGTGTTTGCTTTTATACCAGTAAAAAGAATATAAAGCAAAAGTGCGTTGGTGATTTCGGTTTGCAAAATGATGCATTGGCATGGGCATTAGATCAAATGGGTACTAACAAAGGAATTGGTACCACTGTTCGGTACTTTGACCATAACATGAAACAAGAAATTTTTCAAATTCAATTAACAGAGGTATAAATGGAATTTAACACTGATAAACCTACCCGTTCGGCCATGTACTTGGTCGACCGTGGTATGCAAGGCAAGCATTATCGATGGTATAATGCAGAGACCGACACCTGGTCGCTCTGTGGTTCAGATATGAATGAAGCCAATGCCAATAAAGATAAACCATCACCCGTTGGTTTCTTTCCGTGGGTCGGTCCTTTGACTGGTCCTAAATTTGATGCAAACAAAGAGGTAGTGATGGTTAGTGAGGACAAACCAAAATCAACAAAGGCACCAAAGGCGCCTGCCAAGAAAATGGCACGCCAACGCACCGCAACGCCTGCCAAACTGGTTATTGTGACAGTTGGCAATACCCGTGTCGGTTCGATTGTGAGAGGCACCAAGACCACGCATCCTGATGGCACCGTGTTCTTCCGTGAAGACCGTCAAAAGTGGATTGCCATGATGAACGGCAAACAAGAAGCTGCTCGACCAACACCTGAAGCGTGTTTGTCGTTTTTGAAGAAAAAATACAATGTCGATGGCATTGTTTTGAAATAAGGAGTAAATGATGGGTTTAGATATGTACGCTTGGCGTGTCAAAGCAGAGGACGCCATTGATGATTTTTCGGTCGCTTCTGGCGATGATGATTTTCCCAGTAAAGTTGAAGAACTGTATTATTGGCGTAAACACCACGACCTCCATGGTTGGATGGAACGCCTGTATCGTGAAAAGGGTGGTACCAAAGAATCGTTTAATTGTGTGAAAGTGCGATTAACCATGGAAGACCTGCAGCGACTGGCAGTGGATGTGACAAAAGGTCGGTTGCCTGAAACTACTGGTTTCTTTTTTGGTGATAATCCTCCTGATGCCGATTCTGTTGCACAGGATATGGAATTTATTGGCAAGGCAATGGCAGTTGTCGCTGTAGGCGATGCCGTTTATTATGATTCATGGTGGTAATATGACATACGATAGAAAAGTGATGGTTGAGCTGGATTGGGATACTGTTGACAAAATTGTGCAAAACGAATTGCGAGGCGTATACGAATCATTAAAGTATGATTTGGAGCGGCGTGCCGAGGGCAAGACATGGGGCATCTTTGCAACGGATGAAGCCGAAGATATTGCACAGATTACGGAACACATCTATGCATTGGAATTGATTTTGAAGTATTATGGTGCATGGAGTGAAAGCCAATGAAAACGAATGAAATTAAAAAAGGCATGAGAATCCTTCTAACCAACGGATGGGAAGGAACCATGAAAGACAACGGCCGTGGAGTTACCCGAATTGCTGAAATTGAGGGATTCTACACTGAGACAGGATCGGTGTATTCCTTTGATATTGCATCCGCACAACCGAACAATGATGGCGTTTGGCACAAAATCGAATACACGGAAAAAGAGTTGAAAACGCAGGCAATGAATGCCGCCATTTTCGGAGGATGAAATGAATAAATTAGAACTTTTGTATGCAGAAGAATTTGCGATTGATTCTGCCCTCCGTTTCCTGTGCGGTCAACCCTGGAGTGTATATGAGGAGATCCAGATTGTCTCCCGTGCCGGACTTGATCCAGACCTCATGGAACTGGCGGTGGCCGTGCTATTTCCGTCTGCCGTGGTCCATGTAGCGACAGGGAAATCGGTTTGATTATCAATTTGACAGATGAAGAAAACAAGGAAATTCGCATGGCGGCGGCCTTGAACACCAAACCAATTCCTGGGAAAACCATGGGAGAGTGTTTTCAAATAACCTTGATAAACTTGGTCCTCGACAAAATAAGGGAAAAGAACAAAATCAAACAGTAATACTTGACCGGACTGCTTGAGTACTTTAGTAGTATATTGCCATTTGCACCAGGACCTGTAGAATACATCGTATTGATTGATTAGGAGTAACTGATGAGCGAGATTAAATTTGTCAACGGCAAGTATGTTGCCACCGTCAACGGCAAGACCGTTAAACGCAGCAAGCGTGAGCACCTTGAATATGTGATTCGCAAGGCAACCAAAGAGTCCGTGGACTCCGCACCTGTCAAAGAGTCCCGTTTCAGTATCAATGAGCGTTTCGGCTTTGTGTCTGATATGGTTGCAATGCTCGCTTCAGGTGCTCAGGCATCCGTGGTTGTTACTGGTCCTGGTGGTCTTGGTAAGTCCTTTACTGTATCGCAAACCTTGACAGCTCTTGGCTTCAAGGATGTGTCAGTGCTTGAAGATTTTGCAGTAGGTACGGTCCTAAAGACTGCCAAGACCTTCCGTGTTATCAAAGGTTACTCCACACCAAAAGGCCTGTACCGTACACTTTATGAAAACAAAGATGGCGTTATTGTGTTCGATGATTGTGATTCCGTTCTCAAGGATCCTACCTCATTGAACCTGCTCAAAGGTGCGCTCGATTCATATTCCCGCCGTATCATCTCATGGCGTGCTGATATCAAAGATGAAGATTTGCCCACATCCTTTGAATTCAAAGGTCGAGTGATTTTCATCTCCAACCTGGCATCATCCAACATTGACCAGGCTATTATCACCCGCTCGATGGCCGTTGACCTGTCAATGACCAACAAGCAGAAAATCGAGCGTATGCAGCACTTGTTAACTTCAGGTGAGTTTATGCCTGAGTTTGACAAGACCATCAAGGCTGACGCCATGGGTTTGATCGAACGCCTGCAGGATTCAGTTAAAGAGTTGTCGCTCCGTACCTTGATTCAGGTAACAAAGATTCGCCAAAGCGCAGGTAAAAACTGGGCTAATTTGGCAGAGTACACAATTTGCGGTTGATGAGGTAAAAAATGAAAGTAGTAATAAACAATAGTTTTGGTGGTTTCGGTTTATCTGATGCCGCTTTTGAGATATTCCTTAACCGTAAAGGTATATTATGGGAAAAGCGTCACCGTGAAGATTATGATTGGCATGAATATTACCATGCCGGCCATTTGGGTGATGATGAATACTATTTGTATTCACGGACAATGACTGAGGATCGGTCTGATCCTGATTTGGTTGCCATTGTGGAACACTTTGGTACAAAGGCCAATGGTGACTATGCTGACTTGAAAGTGGTAGAAATACCTGATGGTGTGAAATGGCACGTATGTGAATATGATGGGCTTGAGCACATTGCTGAAGACCATAGAACTTGGAGATAAAATGGAATTAGGAGTTTGTCCAACTTGTAATGGCTCAGGGCATATGCCTTGTCCAGACCATTTGAGGCGCTATGGTAAAGATTACCATTGGTATGGTTACCGTGCTGAAGATGATACGGTGGACTGTACCAATTGTGGTGGTCAATATATGTTGGGTCGACCAACAGGCAAGGTTAAATTGAGGCCTGATGGTACACCTTGTGTTCACCTTTACAATTCGCAGAGTGCAGGTCATTGTTACACTAAGTACACCTGTGCCCATTGTGGTGATGCACATAATATAGATTCAGGTGATTAATATGAATGAAGAACTTAAAAAATTGGTCATTGAAGCCGGTGCGCCTGTTGAAATGTTGGATGAATTGTGGTTCAATGTATTCTGTCAGAAATTTGCTGACCGTCTAATCAAAGAAGTTGAAGACCTTTATGGTGATTGGAAAGAATAATGTGGCGCAAAAAACAAATTCAAAGGAATAATATGGATATGGAATATGATGAAAACGAATTCAATGGTTACAATATTAACTATGACATGATTGTCAAGGCCAAAGATTGCCTTGCTGTGACACGGTTGCTTGCCGCTGATCTGATGCATAATCCATATATGACCGTTGGTGATTTCATGCGTGATTTGACTGATGAAGACCTGATTACATTGACTGGTGTTGCTGATGATGAGGACAGTCCAAAATATGAAGATTTGATTTTGATTACACAAATGCTTTGCTCTGCTGAAGGGCTTGAGAATTCATTTGACCTTGAAGAAATCCAAAATCGAATGTCGCAATTTATAATGTTGTTAACCTGTGAGCAATTGGCTCGCAAAGGTATGGTTAAAATCTATCGTGAGAATATGTCCTTTGGTCCGGATATGGAGAACAAAATTGTGGTAGAGAAATTGGAAGATTGATATGTTAACTAATATAAAAGAAAAAGAATGGAAAGATGTGAACGATGATTGCCATTATTATTACAGTAAAGAAGATGGTAGAATCGTTGGTCAAGTAAATAAAATAGCATTCACCAAAGTATTCATTGCAAAAATCATACACAACCACAATGATGAATCTTTTCTTGGTCAGTATATATCATGCGCCTTTGCACAAAATGCCGTTGAACTCTTTTGGCAAATGCAAGATGTTACATTGATTGAATGAAATGAGATATTTTTCTTTTGCATATCCAGTTGATGGTGATGTTTGTATTGAAACAAAGTCTGAGGATGATATTCGCCAAGAATATTGGCCATATTGGTATGAAAAAATGTGTGAGAAATATGGCAAAGAAAAAGTGGACGCAGATTATTGTTTTGAAGATTGCTTGATGGACTGGATCGTGGTTCATTGGGCCCAGGAGGTTACAGAATGAATGTATTCTTTGCTTTATTTTTTACAGTCTGGTCAGGTTGGAGGTTGGTCAATGTGGACTACCAAAAACATCCAACTTGGTATTACCTGTTGGACGGCCTGGTTTTCTCATTCAATTTATCTGTAGTACTTTTATATCTATTTTCTTAGTGTTGTATTTGTGCAACCAATGCAAATAGTTGTTGCCATTTACCTTGGATCTGGTATAATAGAGTCTTACTTTGAATGAAAAAGGTTTGTAATGATTTTGAATAACGCACCTCAGGCGGAAGCCGTGTTATCTAATGTAGGCGAAATCGGTGAATTCCGTATACGCAATTCTGCTAAGGCCTTCAACATCCTTAGCTCTGGCTTATACGCCAATAAAATTAAGGCGATTGTCCGTGAGCTTTCGTGCAATGCGATTGATTCTCACACTGCGGCCGGCACCACACAGCCGTTTGAGGTGCACCTTCCAACCACGCTTGAACCGTGGTTTTCTATCCGTGATTTTGGCACAGGTTTGTCGCATGACCAAGTGACCAAGATTTACACCACATATTTCGAATCAACTAAAACAGAATCCAACGACTTCATTGGTGCTCTTGGTCTTGGTTCAAAATCTCCATTCTCCTACACAGATAACTTCACCGTTACTGCCATTCAAAATGGTCGCAAAGGAATTTATTCTGCCTTCATTAATGATGTTGGTGTGCCATCCATTGCTCTGATGGGTGAAGATCAGGTAACAGAACCTAATGGCGTTGAGGTAAAATTCTCCGTCAATGACAGGTACGATTTTAGTAAATTCACCGATGAAGCACGTAGCGTGTACCGTTGGTTCCCTGTATTGCCTACAATCACAGGTAACACAATCGCCATCGAACGTGTTGAATATGAAACCAAGAATATTATTCCTGGTGTTCATTCACGCAAATATGATGGTTATGGTCGTAATTCTTCATCCATTGCTGTGATGGGTAATATTGCATATCCAATTGATGTACCACAAGCAGAACAAGCACTTGAAGGCCTACACAAATTGTTAAAATGTGGCCTTGTTATGGAGTTTGGCATCGGCGAGTTGGACTTTCAAGCAAGTCGTGAAGGTTTGTCCTACATTCCGCTGACGATTGATTCTATTCGCAAAAAATTGGTTGCAGTTAACTCTGCATTGACCAAGGTTCTTGCTACTGAAGCTGATGCGGTTGAAGGTGAATGGGAACGATCAAAGTTTTTGTATGACAAGAAACGCCAAGATTTGTGGCAAGGTGCGGTGTTTGATTATGTAACCGCCACCAATTTCCCTTTGTTTGATGAAACTGCATGGAATCATTCATTTGATATCAAGGCCAATTTGCTTGATTTGAAAGCTATGAATATTCATATCAAGCAGTTCCAATCTGAGCGTGGTATTAGCCGTTGCAAGAATTGTAGTCCTTGTGTATCCTATGACAAAGACCAAAAGCGTATTGAGTATTTCAATATCGAGGTTAACGACAGCTCAATGTTTGTTGAGAATGATTGTAAGACAGGTTCATTTGAACGTGCTAAACACCATTTCCGTAACAAAGAGAAGAAAAACACTTATCGTGAATCTGTGTTTGTGTTGGATAGGTTGCATAAAGAACATCCAATGGACTTGGTTGCTTTCTATGCAATGTTGCACAATCCACCTGCTGCACAACGATTGGTTGCTTCTACGCTGGATCAAAAACCACGCAACGGTTCAGGCGGCAATGGTTTCGGTAAAAACGTAACCATTCTCAAACTTGAAAAGCGTGGTGGTCCATCTAGAAGCTCATCATCAAATGACATGGTGTGGCGTGCTGCAGGTACTTTGGACACATTTAATAAAAATCTAAAGATGTACTATGTACCAATGACTGGTTTTGTGCCACAATTCAAAAAATTGAATACACATTACGGTGTAACCGAATTGGCAGATTTGCTGCGTAGAACTGGTATGCCAGAATTTGCCATCGACCTATATGGTGTGCGTAAAGGTGACATTGATGCCATTAAGAAAATGTCCAACTGGATTAACATCGAAGACCATATTACTACCGTTTTGACTGGGTTAAATACCAAAATCGGCATGGCTTCCGTGTTGGAAGGGCTTGACAAACATCCGATTTTCGGTTATAATTACCAAAAAGTGTCTGATGGTGTCGATGCAAAGAGTCCCGCAAAAATGTTCTTGGACAGTTTTGTTGGCCTACCAAAGATGACTGGTATTCATTGGCTGAATAGATTGATGCAAAATATGAATATTCAAAATAATATTGATGTTAAAGCTGTGACTGCACAGTTTAAAAGCAAATTGATGGAATTCTCAAATAGATATCCATTGATAAACAAGTTTGGTTCTTATGCAAATGAGGACGATGTGTGTGAGTATGTTAATTTAGTTGATACAGTGAAAGGTGTCTAAAATGTTCCCGTATTTAATCCAAGGTTCCAATGTCGTGGTTGTTATCAACAACAAGCCACACACCATTTCCAAAACCCATATCACCTACCAAAAGGTAGTTGATGCCATCAAGGCAGGTGATTGGAATACTGTGCGTGACACTATTGATCCGAAAAAGGTCGTGCTCAACTATGGTGCAGGTAACATTGCAGTCCAAGGCGAGAAATTGTTTTGGAAAGATGAAGAAATGCATGGTGCCATTGTTGCTCGCATGGTGCAAATGTTGCAAGATGGTTTTCCAATTGACCCATTGGTTGCCTTCATGGAAAACATGATGACTAACCCATCATTCCGTGCTGTGAATGAGTTGTATGGTTTCTTGGAAAAGAATAACCTGCCAATTACACCTGATGGCCATTTCTTGGCATACAAGCGAGTGCGTGAGAATTACACCGATTGCCATACCGGCAAGATGGACAATTCTGTTGGTAAAGTTGTTGAGATGGAACGCAACAAGGTTGATGACAATCAAAACAACACCTGTTCTTCAGGTTTGCATTTCTGTAGTGAAAACTATTTGAGATCGTTTGGTGGTGAGCGCACTGTGATTGTGAAAATCAATCCACGGGATGTGGTGTCCATTCCAACTGACTACGACAATTCAAAAGGTCGTGCTTGCCGTTACGAAGTGATTGGTGAAGTTGGTGTTAATCCAGAAGATACTGTGGAATTCACCGCACCTGTGCAAGATAACGCAAACTCTGCTGTTTGATATGTCCAATCCTGATGACAAGTTGAAGCATTCGAAACGCCTGTTGAAGGATGAGAATGTTATTAAGAAGCAAACCAGGATTGCCAAACAAAATGGCATGGATGTTAAAGAACCTCACAAGTTTGTTAAACACCATGCCATGGATTGTGGCAATCCTAGGTGTCCTGTGTGTAGTAGCCCAAGGAAATTATACAATGAGAAAACCATACAGGAAAAGTCCTTTGAACAAACCGGAAAGTGGAATGAAGAATGATAACTATTGTGTTACTTGCCACGCAAGTAATTTTGGCGTATAATATGGGTTGGTTCTATTAATTTTGGAGTAAATGATGAGTTTGAATCGTAACCAATCTGCCTTTGTTAAAGCTGCTGAAGATATTTTCGGTGTTGGTTCTATACTGACACGGGATGGTATTCAGCACGTTGTTGAAGAAGCAGATATTTCTTTCCCATACTGGTTTGTAACTAAATCTGAATACCGAGTTGATCGTGGTCGTTACAAGTTGCCATCTATTGGCACAAAACCTAAAGTACCTAGTATACCTGCTGGTGCGGAACATGAGCATTATGAAGTGGCCTTGGCTGCACAAGTCCTAGAATTCAAACAACCTAGAATGGTTGATGATTCTGATGTATCAATCCCTGTAAAATATCCAGATTATGTCCCTTTTGGTTTTTATAAAGACCTTAGCAATATTGTTAAGTCTGGTCAATTTTATCCTGTTTTCATCACTGGTCTATCAGGAAATGGTAAGACACTCATGGTTGAACAGGTTTGTGCCACACTTCAACGTGAATGTATTCGTGTCAATATCTCAATCGAAACTGACGAATCGGATTTACTTGGTGGTCCTACTCTTGTTGATGGTAATGTGGTTAATCGTGATGGTCCAGTTATTACGGCCATGAAGCGTGGCGCCATTCTATTGATTGATGAAGTTGATCGTGGTTCCAATAAGTTGATGTGCTTACAAGGCATCTTAGAGGGTAAACCATACTACAACAAGAAAAACGGCGAAATGGTTTATCCAAAGAATGGATTCTCCATCATTGCTACTGCAAACACCAAAGGTCGTGGTAGTGAAGAAGGTCGCTATCTGTCACAGATTCTTGATGATGCATTTCTTGAACGATTCCCCATTACAGTGGAACAGGAATATCCTGATATCAAGACTGAAAAGAAAATTCTATCACCATTGATTGATGACCAGGATTTTGTTGAGAAGCTGACACAATGGGCTGATGTTGTTCGCCAATCATTCGACCAAGGCGCTACGGATGAAATCATTTCCACCCGCCGTTTGGTCCACATTGCTAGAGCATTCAAAATCTTTGGCAACCGCATGAAGGCCATTGAGCTGTGTGTGGCAAGGTTTGATACTGAAACCAAACTGGCGTTCTTGGACCTCTATTCCAAGGTGGATGCAAAGGTCGATGCACCTGCACCAGCAGCCGTGAAGGCAACAATCCTGGATGAGATTCCATTCTGATGTAAAAAAACAACACTGGATGGTTGCCAACATGCCATCTATGTGTTATAATCAATATGTTGGTACTTTAATCATGTTATTTTGAAAGGACTTAAATGTCAAACACTGTTCGCTCTGGTAAACAAAATCGCCACGAAAAAATCACCGTTACTTTGCTATCAGGCAAACCGGTATCTCCCGATGAAATTAAATCCTGCTTCAAAGGCACGGATCAAGAATCGGTTCTCTATCGCCTATCAACCAACATTTACAACATCCGCAAAGATGGTGGTATTGTGAAGGTACACAAAGAAGGTCGTAGGGTTTCCGCATATCAATTGGTTAACTACACCGAGTTTGATGCCAATGGCCGTTATGTTGGTAAGATTGTATCTACTGCCACACAACCAAATCATCCTGCCGTTCCTCCTGCTCACCCCAATCCACAACCACCTATTCCAGTTGAACCAACTCCAGAAGTGGCCTAATATGTTTAACATCCATACTAAATTAGATTGGCCAAAGATTGCTGCTGTGGTATCAATTGCCATTCTTTTGATGTGTCTCAATGCAGTTTTGGTAATGTGGTGTTGGAATATATTTCTTATTCCCGCTATTACAGGTATCAATGAAATTGAATTTATTCAAGCTCTTGGTATTACTGGTCTTTGTAGCCTTCTGTTCAAAGATAATGGATTCAAGGTATCTAAATGACTGACTGGGACAAAGATAATTTGAAATTTATTATGGAAACAGATGATGGCGCCTTTGATGTATGGCTCGAGCAAGCCGATGACCGAGACATTGAATATGCATTGGAATTGATTCGTATGGCTAAGGCTGAATTGATGGTTCAGGAATTGGAAATGACTGATAGTGTTTCCAATTTCACTGAAGCTAATTTGTTAATTGAAAGGATTAAAAGTGTTTAATAGAAGTTTGAGGTATGGTATGTTTACTGTTTTGTTTTTGGTGATTGCTGCGTGTTCAACTCCCAAACTCCAAGGTTTCAAGGAGCCAAAGATGATTGAGCGTGCTGAGGTCATTCGAGCACAAAAAGATTGTATTGATGCGAAAATGCGTCCAGTGATTCAAACACTGCCACAGAAAACGGATCATGGTACTATCATGTATCCCGTTGCTGTTAATTGTGAAACTTATGTTGCTCGTCCGTAATCCATAAAAGGTGATTTAAATGTATTCCGAGGTTGTTAATAGTTCGGGTATCTCCCAACACACATTAGAATTGATGGTGTTGGGTTCTCTTGGCATTTTGATTTTTGGTGCAATTTTCTATTTGTACTGGAAACAAATTATCTTTGGTTGTTTGGCCTTGTTTGGTGTTGTGGTTTTCGCTAATCACCAACCATCCAAGAAACCAGAACCTGCGCCAATACCTACGGTAGAAAAAATCGTAGAGGTTGAAAAAGTTTTGGAAAAACAAGTCGAGGTTATCGTTGAGAAACCTGTGATTGTGGAAAAGATTGTGGAGAAACCGCTTGAGGTAAAACCAGTGAAACCTACAGAGGCAAATCCAAAAGGTCCATTATCTCAATGGCCATGGCCCAAAGATGACCTAATGTCCAAACCCGAAGATGACAGAAAATACTTTGTTGAAGATTGCCTGTTATATACCGATTACAACAAGAAACAATGTGAAGCCATTTGGGACAAGCGGGAAACTGCTGACCAAAAATTGCTTGATGTTGACAATGTTGCATACAAGAAACGCCGGGCAGAAGCATTGAAGAAGCCTGGCGCATTTGTCACACATTATACTTTGCAAGATAGGAAATAAAAATGATGATTAAACTGTACCGTGGATTGGTTGATATATTGACTAGCCAATGTGAATCTTTGAATAAAGAATTCATCACACACATTAGGACCTTTAACGAAGGTGGTGATGAACAGAGTTTTGGCACCGCAGGTTTTTGGAATCTTTTGCTTGAAGTTGTTTACATTCTATATGTGAAAACATTTGTTGGTGTTGGAATATTGATGACAATTGGCTTGGCTATCATTTTCTTTCCCCTGTATGCACTGTGGAATTCAATAACTAACGCATTTAATTTTAACATGCGGTTTCACCAACAAGAGCAACATGACCAGCGCCCAGAGATAAATCAACAATTCGTAGAACCTAAGATGGAGAAAAAATGATTGATGAAGATTTGCAAGCAATAACGGATGATTTTCAGGATTTTCTGATGAAGATTGTCCGCAATTATGAGGTGTCATATCCTTCATTGTGTGGAATCATTATGGCTCAGATGGTTTGTCTTGCACAAGAATCTGGCCACAGCAAAACTGTCCTTGGTTTGTTGCCACACATTGAAAAAACATTGAATTCTGAAAGACTACATTAATGGTTTTAAATCCCGATCAAATATGGTGGAGTCAACCATCTGTCGATGAACAAGAATGTGCCATCAAAGGTGAAATGATTATTGCAGAACTTCTCCTCAGTGAATTTGAATTGTTGCAATTTGATCCTAATTCTGTAGTTACCGAAAGAGAAATTAAAAAACGATTACTGACGAAATTGATGGATGAATTGGCCAGCAGCAAAAGTGTTGAATTTACAAAAATGGATAGTCCCATTAATGGTTCAAAAATGTTTAGAGCAAGAATATTTGCGGTACCTGATGACCATGTAAAAATACTAAGAATGTCGCAAAAAAACAACACAACCACTTGACATATATACCGGTTTCTGTTATAATACTATTATGAAAATCGCAATCTGCTCAGACTTACACCTAGAATTTGGTACAATTTCACTAGAGAATACCGAGAACGCTGATGTTCTTATTCTCTCTGGTGATATTTGTGTGGCCAAAGATTTGATGAACAAGGACAATAATGACATTCTCGACCGCTTTGGCCGTTCTGAAGCATGGCACCAATTCTTTCAAGAATGCTCTGATAGATTTCCGCATGTCCTTTATGTTATGGGGAACCATGAACACTATCACGGTGATTACGCTAACACTATTGGAGATTTGCGTAGTCGCCTTAATTATCTCCGCAATCTTCATATCTTAGATAAAGAACAAATTGCAATTAGAGATACGATCTTTATTGGTGGTACCTTGTGGACAGATATGAACAATCAGGATCCAATCACATTGCTACACATGAAGGGTATGATGAATGACTTCCGTTGTGTTAAAAATGGTAATCGGGTAACAATCTTCAAAGATGAGGATGGTAAATTCCATAAACGTGAAAGCCGTTTCTCACCAGAAGATGCGGTAGAAGATCACAAAGAAATGTTGGCTTATGTTCGTATGATGATTGAAGGTAAATGGGATCAAAAGTTTGTTGTTGTGGGTCACCATGCACCAAGCAAACAATCTACACATCCTCGATACCAAAAAGAAGAAATTATGAATGGTGGGTATAGTTCCGACTTATCTGAATTTATCATGGACCATCCACAAATCAAATTGTGGACTCATGGTCACACACATGAAGAATTTGATTATATGATTGGTTCTACACGCATCGTTTGTAATCCCCGTGGTTATGACGGCCATGAAAACCGTGCTGATGAATTTAAACTTAAATTTGTGGAGATTTGAAATGGAAAAGAAATTGTATTTGGTTGAAACTGTATCTATGTTTCGTATGCGTTATGTGATTGAGGCTCGTGAAGAATCTCATGCAACGGATGAATTTGTCATGGAAATTGGCAAAGAATCTTTCAAAGAATTCTCACAAGTACATATGGATGAAGTGATTGTTTCTACCCGTCAATTGTCTGCTCAAGACTATTTGGAATTGTTTGACAAAGACAATGATTATTGCAAGTCTTGGGATATTGCCAAGAAAATGGAATCAATTAACTCTGTTGAATATCAAGATGAAAGTTTTGGTTTAAAATGAGAAAGATTCTCGTAACAGGTTGTTCTGGTTACATTGGTCAGCACCTATGTAAAGTATTGGAAAAAGAATATGTTGTTGGTATGGACCGCATATTCGTACCTGTCATGGCAGAGAAATTTGTCATGCAGGACATTACATCTGGATTTGACCACTATGACCATTATGATACAGTCATTCATTTGGCTGCATTGGTCAACGTTGGACAATCTATGATTGCACCAATGGAATACTATAGAACCAATGTTACAGGAACTTTGAAGTTGTTGGAAAACATTAGCTTTGATAATTTCATTTTTGCATCTACTGGTGCCGCAGAAAATCCTTGCAGCCCATACGCTTTGTCGAAAGCAAGTGTAGAATCTATGATTCGCCAATATTGTATAATGAACAACAAGGATTATACCATCTTCCGTTTTTACAATGTAACGGGTAGTGCTGGTTATGGTCCAACAAACTGGGATGGTTTGTTTTACAATTTAATGAAAGCAAGGGAAACAGGTGAGTTCAATCTTTACGGGAATGATTATGATACAATTGATGGTACCGCCGAGCGTGATTATGTTCATGTACTTGAAGTGTGCAATGCTATCAAAATGGCAGTCCAAAGACCATCCAATCTATTGGTGGAGAACCTAGGCACTGGCACAGGTCACACCGTACAACAAATCGTGGACAAATTTAAACTGGTAAATGATTGTGACTTCAAAGTAAATTATTTGCCACGTAGGTATGGTGATATGGCCAAATCGGTACTTAAAAATGTCTCGCCATACATGCAAAAATCCTTTACAATAGAAGAAATGTTAAGAGTTCCACAATGAAGATTTACAAATCAAACTACCGCAATCACTGGATTAGCCCATACACCGTTTTGGACTATATGTTCTTTTGGACTGACTGGTCTAAGTGCAGCCGTGATAAAAGTATTAGTTTCTTTGATAAACAGCTTCCGTATGTTGACCATCCAGAATGGGTTGAAAAGTGGGCTGACCGTTTGACACCTATCAGCCGTGCAATTCAACGTGTATTGGACTTTATTCACCCACAAATCAATTATGTGAAGATTGATAAGTGGGACACTTGGAATATGGATCATACATTATCCAATATCATTCTGCCAATGTTGAAGCAGTTGAAAGCAAATCAACACGGTAGTCCGTTTGTTGATGATGATGATGTTCCTACCGAATTGAAGTCTTGGGCTTGCTGGCCTAAAGAAAACGAATGGGACACCGATCTTAATCACCACAAGCGTTGGGTATATGTTCTTGATGAAATCATTTTTGCATTTGAACACAAGGTAGATGATTCTTGGCAAGATGCATACCGTTCAGGTGAACATGATATACTGTGGGTGCCTGTGGATGTTAAGGGCAACGAAGTGCCTAAAGGTGAACACAAGTACACCGAAATGAGGCGGGGCCCAAATGATACCTACGTATGTGATTATGATGGTATCAAGAAAGTTGAAGAAAGAATGGCCAACGGATTCCGTTTGTTTGGCAAATACTACCAAGGATTGTGGGATTAATTATGAGTAATTTAGTATCTTATGCAGAATCTGAGTTAGATCGTATTGGTTTAACCCACGAAGATGAATACAACGGTGCGATGCGTGGACACATTCTAAAAATGGTCGAGGTGTTTGCTGAAGAAGGTCATTCTGGATTTTCTGGTAGATACGCACTAAACATTTTGGCTAAATTGTTGGATTTCAAACCTATATCACCACTGACCGGTGAAGATGATGAATGGACAGACATTAGTGATTATAAAGGTGAACCACGGTTTCAAAACAAACGATGTTCATCAGTATTCAAAGATTCGAATGGTGAATGCTATGACATTGACGGCAAAGTCTATTGGGAATGGTACCGTGACGAAAAAGGCCATACATATAAATCATATTATACCAGTGCTGGATGTCAATTACCGGTAACCTTTCCGTATACACCACGGGATAAACCCATCTATGAATACCGTTGGTCGGATGCAGAACCTAGAACACCTCCACAGACGGAAGAAGGTTTCATTGAGTGATGTGGAGACTGTGGGCAAAAGCCTTGGGTGAGAAGGCAGGATCCACCGACCGTGAGGCAAACATTATCGCTTGCCTTAGAACTCTAATTGTGTTATCATACATCACCACAAACATTTTCATTGTGGCAAGCGTTATAAGGCATTGGTAATATGTTATCAGTTATACATTATGTTTCGGCAATTCGCCGTTTAGAAGAAATTGAAAAGACCATTCTAATGATGGGTGGTTCAAGGCATCACGACAATGATGTACCAGTTACATTGGTTGCTCAACGTGATATGGTGAAACGGGAAATTGAATACTATAAAGAGAGGTGTGAATTACTGGCTTTTTATACGTTATTCACTTTATTTTTTGGTTCTATTGCTTGTGTAGCTATTTGGAAAATTTATGCGTAAAATTTGGGAATTTATTAAAGAATGGGCTTTCACTTCATTGGTTATTGCTGCTCTGATTTGTTTCATATATATGGGTGCAACATCGAAAAGTAAACCACCTGAACCATTGAAAGAGTTTAAAGATGGCATTCAAAACCATCTTGTCTGGTCAATCAAAGGTGAATGTTTTTTTGTGAGGCCAGATACCGATGTTACTGTGTATTTGATTCGTGTCGTTGATTGTGATAAAAAATAAGGAGTTAGTATGAGTTTATTTGTTGAAGTTAATTCTGTTGAAAAAGGTTGTCCAGTTATTGTTAACTTAGAACACATCATTGAAATTGCACCATTGGCTGCAGGTGGTTGTGCTTTATTTACATTAGATAGTGCGGGAATGAATTCTAAGAATTCTATGAGAGTAACTAATGATTATAGTGAATTCAAACAGTTTGCTATGCAGACAGTATCTGCTGAAGATATTGAAAGACGATTCCCAACCAAAGCAAGCAAAAAAGATAAAACACTTGAATTGGAAATTCCAAAACTATGAAGTTTGTATTCACGGCAGAGCATGAAGCACCTCTATACAGTCTTATCAACAGTAAACACCGTGGAACAAAACTGACTATGGAGTTTGAAGCCGAGGACCTTGAAGTAGTGCTCTCTGAATTTCAAGATTTCTTGCGAGGCCTTGGTTTTCATTTTGATGGCCAACTTGAAATTGTTAATGATACTGATGCTAACACAATAGAGTTGGTTCGAAAAACATTTCAAGATGATTCAAATGATGATGATGGTCGTTGTTAATGTTAGAGTTGTTTAGACCAACCTTTGAATGGATTAGAGATGATTTTAAGTCTAATAGAATTCGGTTTGCTATTGAGTTGCTTGCTTGGGCTATCAGCATTGGTTGCTCGATTACTATGGCTCTCACAGTCCCAAACCCGCCTTTATTGTCTCTCTATCCTGTTTGGATTACTGGCTGTGCCCTCTATGCTTGGGCTTCTTGGACTAGGAAATCTTTTGGCATGTTGGCTAACTACATCTTGCTCACATCTATTGATACCATTGGCTTAATTAGGATGTTAATGTGATTAATTTAACTAGTAAAAAAATTTACCCACCGACACCAACCCCGATTGCTATTGATTTTGTAAAACCATTGTCATATGATTTTCGAGTTGTTGAAATTCTTGGTGATGATGGCCAAGTTGCAACGGTGAAACTCCAAACACATATTTGGGAACATGATGAAAACGGCTACGGCACAGTAAAACAAGGTTGGACTGATGTGCCTCGGATTAGATTTGACAAACACGGCGGACTGATAGAACCACTATGAATATCTTTTATCTCGACAATGATCCAAAAGTTTGTGCAGAAATGCACAATGATAAACATTGCATTAAAATGATCCTTGAATATGCTCAATTACTTTCTACTGCTCATCGTGTTCTTGATGGCACTTTGTCTGTTGGCCTCTCTGAAACTGGTCGAAAACAAACTAGATATGTTCTTCCTGACAACCGTGAGTCTAAGCTCTATGTTGCTACACATATCAATCATCCTTCAGCAATTTGGTGTAGGCAGTCTTACGCAAATTATGTTTGGTTGTCTAAACTGTTGACAGAATTGTGCCATGAGTACACGTATCGTTATGGTAAAGTTCACAAAGTTCAATTATCTGGTCTTGAAGAAGAATTGATGTATCCACCAATGAACATAGCACCAGTTACAGTTACATTTACACAACCCACACCAGCTATGCCAGATGATGTAAAAGTGGCAGGTGATTCTATTGCGTCCTACAAGAATTACTATATAAATAATAAACAGCACCTAGCCTCATGGCGAGGTAAGATTAACTCACGACCTGTTCCAAACTGGTTCCAAACTACATGATTTACACATTTCTGAATAAAAACACAAATGAAATTGAAGAACATACGATGCGCCTTGCAGAGTATGATGAGTTTAAACTAAACAACACCCACCTAGAACGATACTTTGGTCCCGAAGGCCTGCCTGGCTTTGGGGATGGTATGCGTATGGACACACCAGGAGTTGGTAAGGCCGACTCCGCATTTGAGAAGTATGTCATCAATCGTATGAAAGAAACCATTCCAGGAAATACGATGGGTGGCCATAAAACCAAGATGCAAAGAGAATGGTAATGCCTCAAATCCCCGCCCTATTTCTACCTAAAAAGAAAACTGAGGAAAATACTCAGTCAAAAAATTTGAATAAAAATCGGAAGAAAAAAGAATCCGATAACTCCAAAAAAGTTTCAGCACTAGTCCAAGGGAGAAATGATGGTTACAAAAAAAACGACAGCCAGATACGCAGCGGAGCAATTGCAGGATGATGAAAATAAAACTAGGCATCAACCAGTATCAACAAATTCACTGAAAATTAAACCGGATCATTTAAAGACATTTGAACCATTAACAGAGAATCAAAGATTATTCTTTGAAATGTATAAAGGCGGTGCCTACTTCATGGGACTATTTGGTAGTCCTGGGGTAGGCAAAACTTTTTTGGCACTATATAAAGCACTAGAAGAAGTATTGGATAAATCCAATTCTTTTAAACAAGTGGTGGTTGTACGATCACTTGTTCAATTGCGTGATGTTGGTTTTTTACCAGGTGACTTGAACGAAAAACAAGAAATCTATGAATTGCCATACAAAGAAATTTCTGCCACATTGTTTGGTAGAAACGATGCGTGGGATAGATTAAAAGAACAGGGGCATGTTCGATTCATATCTACTACTGCCATTCGTGGTATTTCTATTGATGATGCTATTATTCTAGTTGATGAAAATCAAAATTTGAATTGGTCGGAAGTTAACACAATTATTACTAGGGTTGGCCACAGGTCTAAGATTATATTTTCAGGTGACTTCAAACAAACTGACCTAATTAAGAGTAATAAAGACCAAACAGCTTTTCATAGTTTCTTAGAAGTGGCTCGGAAGATGCCATCTTTCCAGGAGATTTATTTTACACCAGATGATATTGTCCGTAGTAGCTTAGTGAAACAATGGATTGTAGCATGTGAACAACTAGGTTATTGATATGTTTAATTATTGCCCACCAAAAGAGATTCCAAAAATTGAATCTCAAACTTTTTCTGACGGGAAAAGATATTATGTCACACCAGAAGGTAAGAAATTACCATCGGTGACCACGGTGGTGGGTGCTCAAAAGAAACAGGCCATCATGGAGTGGCGCCGCAGAGTTGGTGAAGAAGTTGCTAACAAGATATCCAAACACGCTACATCCCGTGGTACAAATATGCATACTTTGTGTGAACATTATTTGAATAATGAGCCAAAGCCACCAGGTGTTGTGATGCCGGATGCGAAGGAAATGTTCATATCAATCAAACCATACCTAAACAAGATAAATAACATACACTATCAAGAGGTTGGTCTATGGTCATCACAACTTGGTTTGGCTGGTCGTGTGGACTGTATTGGTGAATATGAAGGTAGGTTAACAGTCATTGATTTCAAGACTTCAAAAAAGATCAAAAAGCGTGAAGATATTTTAGATTATTTTTGGCAATGTACTGCATACGCATTGATGTATGAAGAATTGGTTGGTACACCTATTGATGATTTGGTAATTATCATGGCCGTGGACAATGAACAACCAATGATTTTCAAAGAAAAAACACAGGATCACATTGAAGGACTTGTAAAAGCTATTGATTTTTACCATAAAAACAGCTGATGAAATAAATATAGAATAATAACAAGGAAAGTAAATGGCATTACAATCAAGTGGATCAATATCGTTAGGTCAAGTGAATACGGAACTGAATAAAAGTGCAACGGCATCTATCAGTTTAAATGATGCGGATGTTAGAAATCTTGCAGCAATTGTATCCGGACAAATTTCAATGAGTAATTTTTATGGTAAAAGTTCAAATCCTAAGCCACAACAAAAGGCTATTTTTGGATTTGGCGTAACTCAAAATACAGGAAAAGAAAATAATATTACCAATATAATAACAAATACTGGTGTTGTTGGAACAGATACTCCCAACACCGGCATTGCTTTGCCAAATCAGCCACTTATTGGAAAAGAAATGGCATATCGGGCAGCCGCAGGTTATGGTGGTGACAAAGCAATTTTTGGATTTGGATTTGATCGATTTTATGGTGCAGTGAATTACGTAAACAGGGTGTCGAATACGGGTGTACTTGCAAGTACCTCCGACCTCGGCGGTGGCAGGTCTGGTCGTGCGAATTTGGCGGCCGCAGGTTATGGTGGTGACAAAGCAATTTTTGGATTTGGGGATCAAGGACCTTTTCAACACATGACAAACTTAGTATCAAATACAGGTGTTGTTGCCACTGATGTAACTGGTGTTGGTACCAAAAGAACCGGTCTGGCGGCCGCAGGTTATGGTGGTGACAAAGCAATATTTGCTTATGGAAATGATGGCACAAATTACAACAGTGGAGTTTCAATGAAAAACTTAGTATCAAATGTGGGTGTCCTGGCCGCAGACGTAGCAGGAGTTGGTACCAGAAGAAGAGGTTTGGCGGCTGTTGGTTATGGTCTAGATAAAGCATTGTTTGCCTATGGCGCACAAAATCAAAATTACGTAGAAATGCAGTTAAGTAATTTAGTTACAAATACTGGTGTTGTTGGCACTGATAATAGTATTGCTGGTCGTGGTAGGGAATATTTAGCAGGCACTGGTTATGGCGGTGACAAAGGAATTTTTGGATATGGCAACGATTTTGCATTTGCAACAGTAACAAACTTAGTATCAAATACAGGTGTCGTTGCTAGTGAACTAATTGCTCCTGGCGTTGGAAGATACGGCACATCAGGAGCTTGTTTTGGTTAATTTAAATTGTGTGAATTAAATATATAAAGGAAAAATTATGCCGACAAAATTGAATACAGAATTTAACTATCGTTATCAAGTTATAGGTGAAACGGTTTGGGAAAAGATAAAAACATTAAAAGGTTTTTATGAAGGTAGAATTCGTACAAGTCATGGTGAAAAAATATCAGAGATGAGACATAATTCAAAACTAATGGAGTTACAAAGTTTAAAAGATAGTAATGCATTACCACACGTTATACTTAATATGGAAGCAGATATTTTAGAATTTGAGACCGGTTTACAAATTCAAATTGAAGCATTTGAATTGAACAGACAAGAAATTAAGATTTTAGAAAATCTATTGGCTGAATGTTATGAGATTGCCGAACCCACTAGAATAAAACATCTTGACGGAACACCATACACGGATGAAGAAATGTTTGAAGCAAATGCGGCTAATGAATTTACTGCAATGATTGGTAAAGAAATTTATGCGGAAGTTATTTCAACGGGACTACCATCACCAACAAAACTTCGTAATGCAATGTCAAATCCACACACATGGAAAGCATTGCAACAAATCGGGTTAATTCCAGATCAGGCATATATGCTTGTTGGTAGTAATGATCCACTTAAAATTGGATTTGAAAAAATAGTAACATCATCAAATACTAACCAACTAATTGGTGAAGTTACTGAAAAGAAATTGACAAACTAATTTTATTGTGTTATAATTTAAGTTATGGTTGTATGAAGCAACTAGAAAAGTGTTCTGGACGGGGGTGCAAATCCCCCCAGCTCCACCAAAAGTATAAAGGTCTGCGCCGTGCGATAATGAAGATGACTAAGGTATCACGGACATCCACATAATCTAAACCAGTATACTTTTGATGGGGCTGCATAGTTTCGACAGGGCAACAAGTACAGAAGTGGACAGCTCATCAGAGAAGATGTTAAAACTAAATCAAAGTAAACGCAAACGACTCACAGTTCGCATTGGCAGCCTAAACGCTGACTAGGGTTTCGGTTGGTTTCCTCGTAACAGAATAACCAACCATTTTTTTAACTAAGGAGTTTTAATGAAGAAAATCGCAATCGCAAGTTTAATTGCAGTCGCCGCAGCCGCACAGGCCGGTGGTTTTGTTTCGTATGGTGTAGACCAAGTTACTGACCGTGTAACCAACCAACAAAGTATCGCACAATATGTTCGTGCTGGTACCTCATTGGGTGGTTTCAATCTTGGATTACAAAATCGTAATGCACGTACCAATGACAACCAATCTATGTTCAATAGTTTGGAACTTACCGCAGGTAAGACAGTTTTCGGTATCAACCCATTCGTTGGTGTTGGTTTCGATAATGGTGGTGCTGGTGCAAAGCCATATGAGTATGGTCTAGTTGGCGCAAACGCTGGTGTTAAGGTTGGTCCTGGTTATGCCATGGCTGGTGCTAAGACCCGTGTAAATTGGGATAGCGCAAATCCAAAACAATCCGTAGTATTTGCTAGCTACGACATGCCAGTCATCAGCAAAGTATCTGTTGGTTTGGGTGTTAGCCAAAGCTACCAAGACATTCAGGATCGTGCAGTAGGACTTACAGTATCCGTAGGCTTCTAAATAGATAATGGGTTATGGGTTCCCAATAAAAACCCCATACACTTTACACACAGGAGAAAACCATGTCAATGACACCCTTTGAAATTCGTCTTGAGCTTTTAAAAATGGCAAGAGATATGTTGTATGATGAATATAATGCTCAACGTGACCGCATTCAATCTGAATGGCACGTACAATGTGAAAGCGCAAAAGCCAAAGGTGAAACACCACCTTTACATCCGGCTTTACCACAAACTCCCTCAGAAACAGAAATTATCAGCAAGGCTCAAACCTTGAATGGTTTCGTGTCTAACATTCCTATGGAACTTCCAAAAGTTACCAAGAAATCGTCTTGAGGGTTGGGGTCTAACCCCAAACACACACAAGGAGAACAAATGAAGTTGTCAAAAACTTTATTGATTGTATTTACCTCGTTATGTATACCGATATCAGCCAAACAGTATGAACCAACACTCAAGGAACAAGTTGGATCAGACATTAACAAGCAAATTATTTGTATGGCTAAAAACATTTACTATGAAGCAGCGAGAGAATCACACGAAGGAAAACTGGCCGTTGCTCAGGTCACCATTAATCGTGCAAACAGCAAGAGATACCCAGCTGACTTTTGCGGTGTTGTTTACCAGAAAACTGGTTCAACCTGCCAATTCACATGGACTTGCGAGAATGTTAATCCAATTAAGGATTCATATGCATGGGAAGAATGCTTGTACATTGCTAAAAGGGCATTAACAGAATCAGTATTACACAGAGAGCTTGCCAAGACCAAGGCAATGTTCTACCATGCAGTCTATGTTAACCCCGGTTGGACCAATATCAGAGTTGTGAAGAAGATTGGCAACCACATTTTTTATACTAGAGGATAATTGTGCCTACGAAAACAGAAATTAATGATTTTAGTGAAATGATTTCCAGATTGTCATACACCTTAGGTGGTACACACATGGACGCAATCATTCACCATTGTGAACAAACTGGCATGGAGGTTGATGTTGCATCACTATTGGTCTCCAATGCCTTGAAGGCGAAAATTCGTGAAGAAGCACAAGAGTTAAACCTATTGAAGAAAAGTTCTAAATTGCCGATATGATTTTTTCGCTTGAAGAAGGTTCTGGATTTTCCGCCTTTGCTTTATATAATGCCATCAAACTTCATTTTATTACTGATAGCTACGATTATTTTAAGTATCACGGTAAGACCAACGTTACCAGAGATAACTTTGCCATCAGGAAAGATAAGTATACATTCTATAAGTTATCCCGTAAATACAAACTGGAAGACTTAAAGAACTTTTATGTGGCTAACTTCCTCGTTACCGAATCCAACTGGATTGGTGAGATTGCCAATCTGGAAGGTGAAGAAACATATAAACAATGGCAAAAAAGAAATCAGAGCTTGACTTATAGATTCGAACAAGATATAATAGGTCTTCTCAACGCAACACAATCACCAAATGAAATGTTGGTGGTAGAAGATGGTCAGTATCCGTTACTCTTAAAAGAGTTGACTTACGGTACCATAAATTTTGAAACGGTGTGTATACTTAATAACATTATGAATTTCTTGCCTATGTGGTCTAAAAAAATAACAGATGATGTTGTTTGGCCATCATGGAAAAGAAGAATTGAAAAGTACACACCGTTCATTGAATTTGATAAGGATAAATTGAAATTGATTTTGAAAGAAAGTTTGAAAGAACATGTTTCTGTTTAAAAAAGAAAAAATAGTATTGACAGCATACACGGATGATCCAACATTGTTGGAGATGTTTCCAGTTGTTGAAGCCAATAAAAATTATCCTCCTTATTACAAAACATTAGAATCAAAGTTTCAAAAACTAGACAAAAGAAATAGTCCGTTTGTTGACAATGCTCCAGAAAAGCAATCAACAATACGTTCTTGTTATGGCATCAATAATTTTAATAATTATGGTTTTATTGTACCCATGTGGGCAGAATATTCAATTGTAATGCATAATGGTAATGCTCGAGCCATTGCTTCGGCTGATAACCGAATTGCTTACCATGAAGATGAACAATCTGCGGGAGCATTGGATTTATACCACATATTTAAAATGGAATCTCCATGGGAATTTACTTGCAACAGAGACATTAAATTTCTTATGACACAAAATGTTTTTGCTGTCAATTCAGATTGTTATTCAATTACACCTGGTATCACAGACTTCTATAATCAGACAACCACAAATGTTTTTTTGATGGTCAATAAGAACCAAGGTAACAAAGAAATAATGATTAAGGCTGGTAGTCCACTTGCAAAATTTATACCACTAACTGATGAGGATGTTGAATTGAGGTATGAAGTGGTTGATGATGTTAAGAAAGTCAAAATCAAACCATTTAAATATTTCTTTCATAATGGTCTAACTAAAATGATGAGAGCTAAGAAAACTACAGCCGAGAAAAAACAGGCCAAGTGCCCATTTCACTGGAAATAATATGAGTAAACTAAAAATTTCTTGCATCTACCTGGACATGGATGGTGTAATATGCGACTTTGTTGCCCGTTACAAAAAACTATTCAATGAGAGTCCAGACCAAATTCGGGACAAAAAACAATTTAATCTGTTCAATCAATTCATTCATGGGCAAAACTTTGAAACACTTGAAATGATGCCACACGCTAGTGAATTACTGGAGTTTTTACGAAATGCACCAGTGCCGACAGAGATACTTTCATCGACTGCTCGACAAGACAGTCACGAAAACATTTCAAAGCAAAAAGAGATTTGGTTGAACTCCCACGGAATTACATTCAAACGTAATTTTGTACCGGGTAAACAACTAAAGAAAGAATATGCCAGAGAGGACACTCTCATCATTGATGACACGGAAACTGTCATTACTGATTGGCGTATAGCAGGTGGTCATGCAATCTGGCATAGGGATGTGCCTAACACCTTGGCAATGTTGAAACTTTACTTTTGACAACGCCTAAATAATGTTATATAATGCATCATGTGGATAATCCGTTTATACACTATACTCCGTTAATACGAAAGGTAAATTATGGTAGATTTCTCTAAACTTAAAAAATCGTCTGGTAATTTGGACAAGCTAACCAAGGCGATTGAACAACTCAATGCATCAACTGAAGGTGCATCTGACAAAGAAAACTTCTGGCGACCAGAGGTTGACAAAGCAGGTAACGGCATGGCAACCATCCGATTTCTTCCTGCATCTCCACAAGACGGTGATGATGGCCTTCCATGGGTCAAAATCTTTTCACATGGCTTTCAAGGTCCTGGTGGTTGGCTTATTGACAACTGCTTGACAACCAAAAATCAGCAATGTCCCGTGTGTGAACACAACAATCGTTTGTGGAATTCTGGCGTAGAAGCCAACAAAGAGATTGTACGCAAACAAAAGCGTAAACTCAATTATATTGCTAACGTGTACATCGTAAGTGATCCAAAGCATCCCGAGAACGAAGGGCAAGTTAAATTGTTCAAGTTCGGT